TCATTTTATTATAATATGGAACAGATTATTGGTAAACCAAGATTAGAAATGTTAAAAGTTAATAATATCATTCAAGTCATACCAATGGCTTATATGAGAGGTATTACTCTTTCTGATAAATTTGTTATTCTCGATGAAGCACAAAATGCTACACCTGAACAAATCAAAATGTTTGTAACAAGACTTGGTAAAAATAGTAAATATATTATTACGGGTGACTTAGATCAATCTGATATTCAGAAACATAAAAGTGGATTAGAAGATGCAGTTAAAAGATTCGCTGGTGTTCACGGAGTTGGTTTAGCGTCATTTAAAGAAAAAGATGTTGTTAGACATTCATTAGTAAGAAGATTACTTAAAAGATACAAACCATCCTTCAATATAATAGATGGAGTATCAGCCGAAGATACCATTTCAATGTGGGTCCACGATGAAGAATTAGGCGCACCTGCTGATGGTTCTTTGGATGAGAGCAATTATATCTATAAATTTAAAAAATAAAGCTTGACTTATATGTCATAAAGGTTGTATATTAAGTATATGAATAATATGGAGTATCTTTATGATTAAATTATCTCACGCGATGTATGTGGTTGTTCTACCTATGTTGTTTTTTACCTGGTGGTTTTCTGGATTAATAGATGATCACTATAAGGAAATAACAAGGTTACAGGATCATATTTGGATGTTAGAGGATGATTGTGGGTTTAAAGAATCAAATAAAATATCTTTTAATGTCACAGTTACGACGTACAATCCAACAGAAAAACAATGTGATTCTACACCAAACATTACGGCTGATGGTACAAGGATTAATCCAAAAAAAGCAACTCAATATAGATACATTGCTCTTTCAAGAGACTTACTATCTCGTTGGGGAGGGCCTTTTAAGTACGGAGATTATGTCGTAATAGAAGGAACAGGTTCTTGGGATGGTTTATATCAAGTAAGAGATACAATGAACCCTAAGTGGGTTAAACGAGTAGATATACTTACAACAAATAGTAGATTCAAATATGAAAATATTAGAATGTATAAGTATGTAAAAGAAGAATATTTAGTTACAGATAACGGTTAATAAATAGGAGAAGCACGATGAAATGTATGATGAGTGTGGATAAAAAACATATCCAAAGGGTTACAGAAGAAAAAGCAAAAGATTTATTCCATGAAGGTTGGAGATATGTATCCAAATCAGTATGGAAAGAAAAGGTTCGTGATGTAACCAAAAAAGAAACCAAAAAAGAAACCAAAAAAACTAAAAAATCAAAAAAGAGTAAATCAACTAAATGAGTATAAAATATATTTTATTTTCTACTATAGTTTTTTTATTTACACAAGTATTAATATGGTATCAGCTCAATTCCCAATTAGTTTGGGAATGGGCTAAGGGTACAAAATCCATGTTATTGATGTCTTTATTAGGTATACCTATTAGTATATTGATGTGGTATTGTACTAAATGGGGTTATATTGGATTTGGTTCACTATGGTCGGTTAGATTTGTAGGATTCGCGACATCTATGTTAGTATTTCCTATTATGACTTATTTTTATTTGAGTGAACCAATGACTTTGAAAACAATAATAACTATATTTTTAGCTATTATTATATTGTTTTTACAATTACTGTAAATAAAGCTTGACTTCTAGTTAATAAATGTCGTATATTATAAACAATAAGATTAAGAAAAAGGTAAAGATGTAGATGATAAGTTATATAGGTGGTAAATCAATAATAGGAAAGTGGATAAGAAATTATATCCCAACCGATACTGAAACATATGTGGAAACATTTGGTGGAATGTTTTGGGTTTATTTCTGTATGGAAGATAAATATCCAAATTTAAAGAATATAGTATATAATGACTTCAATCAATTAAATTCGAATCTATTTGATTGTGTTAAAGGAACTAATTATAAATCATTTGGAGATTTGTTGGTGTTAGAAGATTGTCAATCTTATGGTAATGCTAATACTGAAGAAGAAGTTGATGTGTTTAAGAATACTTTTAATTCATATCAGAAAGAAATATTCGCAGATGGATTTAAAATTACAGATTCTAATAAAATAGAAGTTGCTAAAAAATATACATTTGTATTAACACAAATATTTTCAGGATCACAGCCAGAAAAATCCAAATACATAGATTTTAAGGGGAAGTATAAACCAAAGTTTATGACATTTAGAGAAAAACTTACTACTGAAAGGTATGATAGATTTCAAAAACAACTTGAAAAGATAAACATTATAAGGAATGAAGATTATTCCGTAATTTTAGATGAATATGATTCACCCAAAACATACTTTTATGTTGATCCACCTTATTGGAAAACTGAAAACTATTATTCTAAACATGATTTTGATAGGGGTGACCACGAAAAATTATGTACACAATTAAAAAACATTAAAGGTAAATTTGGTTTATCTTATTATGATTTTGATTTGTTGAAGGAGTGGTTGCCTAAGAATGAATTTACTTGGGAAGAAAAACAATTTACTAAACAAGCTGGTACTAAAAAAGATGGTACAAGAGATAAGGGTACAGAATTATTAATAATGAATTATAAGATGAATCCTTTACATGAAGGTGAATCAATTGAAAAAGTAAATTCATATTTAACAACAGATTTAAAATATAATAAAAAGAAATTAATAGGAGAGTTTTTTGACAATGAATAGTAAAATTATATATGATATTAAAACTCTAGTTGAAAAACATCCCAATAATATGAAATTGGGAAAACATATAAGAAGTTATTTTTTCAAATTAGAAGAAGAAGAAACTTATATATATGAGTCACCGGATGGTGGTGTAACTGTATATAGAAGAAAATTTAATAATTATGATACGAGAGAGGTTATATAAATGAAACCAGAACATATAAAAGAAAATTGGGATAAACTAAATAAACTAGTAGATGATACATTTGAAGGTGATAATCTTCAAAATATAAAAAATCTATTTAATCACTTTGAGGATAGGATGATTGAGGCACCAGCTTCAGGTCGACCTAACTACCACAATTGTTTTACTGGTGGTTGGATAGACCATACTTTGAGAGTAATTGAAACTTCTTTAAAAATGATGGAACTTTTTGTTGGGTTAGGCGTTGATGTAACTTCCAAGAAAGAAGATGTAATACTAGCTTCCTTGTTCCATGACCTAGGCAAGTTAGGTGACTTAGACCAACCTTACTATAAGATACAGACTGATGATTGGAGAAGAAAAAAATTAAATGAGTTTTATACATACAATCCAGATATGGAAAATTTAAGTGTAACGGATAGAGCTCTTTGGTTACTTCAACATTTCAATATTAAAGTATCAACGGAAGTATGGAAAGCTATTAAGATGTCAGATGGAATGTTTGATGCTGGTAATGAAGGTTACTATAGAAACTCAAGTGACAGTAGAAACATTCTACATTACATTGTACACTTTGGTGATTGGACATCGACGGTTGCTGAAAAACAACATTATGTTCAAGGTAATGTTGAGAAACAAGAGAAGATAGAAGAAACAAAAAAAGCTTTTAATAAGAAAGATTTGGATACTAAGGATATTCAGAGTGAATTTAATAAATTGTTCGAAAATTAGGAGATAACATGTGGTGGACATTATTTATATTATTTTTATTAGTTAGTATATTTTCATCTATTGCTTTATTCTATGCTTTACGCAGAATAAATAGATATGAAAATGTAATATTGGAGTTCCAAGAAATTATAGAATATACTAGTTCAAAATTAAAACAAATTGACCATAAGGGTTCTTTCGAGGCTGATGATGAAATTGGTTTTATTTTTGAAGAAATAAAAATATTACAGAACGGATTAAGTAAATTATTTGAAATAAAAAAGGAGACTGAAGATGGTCAAATCTATCAAGAAAACAACCAAGAAAATAGCCAAGAAGCGTGGTAGAAAACCTAAAAAGAAATTATATTTTGGGCCAGAAGTTCAAGATGCTATTGTAAGATATAATGATTTAGATCCAGAAAAAAAACAATCAGCTAGAAATAAAATATATCAGAATGAAATACATAAAGCTTTTGATAAACTTGCTGAGAATATAATTAATACATTTAAGTTTACTTATTTTGATTATGGATTTGAAGATATTAAACATGAAACAGTTGCTTTTTTAGTTATGAATATCCACAAATATGATCATACTACGGGTTCAAAGGCCTTTAGTTATTTCTCAGTGGTGGCTAAAAATTATCTTATATTACATAATAACAATAATTATAAAAAATATAAATCTCATGATTCTATTGAAAGTCATGTGCAGGCTACAGATGATAAAAGTTATCAAAATAGTCGCGTTTTACGTGGTTTAGTGACACCATCTGTACAAGAAGATGATGATTTACATTCTTTAGTTAAAGATGTGGCTAAATATTTCAATAAAAATATCCCATCTCTATTTAAGAAAAAGAGAGATATAGATATAGCATATGCAGTTATAGAATTATTGGAGAGAACTGATGAGATTGAAAATTTTAATAAAAAAGCTTTATATTTATTAATAAGAGAGATGACGGGTGTTAATACTAATAATATAACTAAAGTTGTAAATTTGATGAAATCTCATTATAGGAAAATTATAGTTGAATATAATAGATCAGGCATAATAATGAGTGAATTACCATCAAATAAAAGATCATTTTTTTAAAAAATGGACTTATTTATTGATTATTTTACAAAACCCACTTATAAAGTGGGTTTTTTTTTATATAAATTGGTATACTTTATATTTATATATGAATAATACCGTTAGGAGATTAGTATGGCAGATGAAATATTTGAAGGTAAATCTTTTGAAGACTTAACAAGAGATATTTATGAAAATCAAAAACTAAAAAGAACACAGATAGATTTGTTGATTCAAGAATTACATAGTTTTATACAAACAGCTGAAGATGCTTTAATGATAGCTCCTATTATTAAAGAATACTTTGACGTTTCTATTAAAAACGATGAACATCTTGTAAAATTAGCTGCAGTTATACAGAGGCATGTTTCAAAGGCTGTACAAGATCCTAGTTCTAATTATGCTTTATCAGATGAAGAAAAAAAAGAATTAATGGGGACACTTCAAGATACTGTGCATGATTTACAGAAAGAAAATGATAGGCTTGAAGATTTAAAAAATAATTCTAATAAATTTGTGGAAAATTAAATGGATTTTATTAGTAGACAAAAAATAGATATAAAAAATAAATCAGTCTTTGGTGCTGGTAAATCTTCCAACAGACATGATGGTGAGGGTGAAGCTGCACTTATTTCCCGTTTATCCGCGGATGTGGAGGCTTTAAAGAGAAATGCCGAATCAATGCCGGTACAATGGGTACAGGGACATTGTATAAGCGCTATATCGGATCCATTGTCATTTGATGGTCATGGAAATTTGAATGATGTTAATGCAATTATAGCTATTAAACATGATGATTCATTTCCATTAGATTCTGTCAACTTAAATGCTATAAATGGTACAAAGTATTATCCGTTATTACGTGGGATAACTGATGTCCCAACTCAAGGTGATCCTGTATTATTATGTAAATTTGGAGAAATACCTTATTATCTAGGTCCATTAAATACTGGAAATAATCCAAATTTTAATTTTGATTATTTGTTGAAAACTGATTCTAATGCGGCTACTAAAGGTGATAAAAATAAAAAAATAAGTTTAGCTCAAAGATATAATATTAATCCAGCATTTCCAATAAATAATAGTGTAATGACCAATAAATTCGGCACTAATCAGATATTATCTGATGATCTTGGATATTTGAGATTGCAGAATCCAATTACTGATATGGATTATTCCATATCTGGAGGCCCATCGGCTAGTCCCTTTAATAGATCTGTGGGTGATATGTTATTTGAGGGTAGGTTTGGAAATAGTTTACGGATTGGTGGTAAATTGTCAGGATGGCCATTTATAGTTTTATCTAACGGTAGAAATAGTGGACAACCGCATGAAAGTTTGGAAGACGCAAATCTAATGATGTTTACTAAACAGGGTTCTATTGGTAGATATTTTTCATTCCCTCAGATGGGTAAAAGTATGACATTTGATGTGGAAAGTAATAAACAAAAAAACACTAGGGGTGTCACTAATAACGATTCTAATAGGAAAATATCTTTTGCATCTGAATTAGATTCATTTTCGAAGTATAAAGATTCTCAATCTATAATTATATCAGATAGAATTATTTTTAATGCTAGACATGATTTGATTTTATCTAGTGCGCGAGATATGTATATTGGAACAGCATCTAATTTTAGAATTACAACTAAAGATGATGTATTTATTAATTCTAGAAATATTTATTTAGGTAAGGATGTAGATGAAGCTGATGAACAAATGGTTTTAGGTAACACTTTAGTAAGTGTAATGCTTAAACTTATAAATGCTATTGGTAATTGTAATGTTGGTGGAGTACAACCATCCGGATTTTCTGTACCAATAAAGGGTTTTGGATCACCAACTACTCCTGGTACAGGGTGGAATGAGTTAGAGAGTTTAAAATCAGACTTAACAACTATGTTAAGTGAGTACGCGTATTTAAAAAAAAATAAAGGTTCTTAATTGGAGATACTATGAAGAAAAAAACAAACATAAAAACAGTAATAAGAAATATAGTTAGAGAAGAAGTTGCTATGGCAATTAAAGAGGTGATAACTGAACTGAAACAACCACCACAGGTGATGACAGCAGCTACAGGTGAGATTAAAAAAAACAATACACCGAAAAAGAAAGTTGTTGAGAAAAAAGAATATTCAAAAAATTCTGTGTTGAATGATATTTTAAATGAAACAGCTCAACAAGGGGAAGAATGGAAAACCATGGGTGGTGGAACTTATGATTCAGGTAAAATGAATCAAGTTATGGCTTCTAATTATGGTAATTTGATGACCAGTGATGGTAAACCTAACATAGCTGCTACCACTACTGGTCTCAGCGGTGCTGCAGCAACTGAAGAATTAGAGGGTGTTTTAAATAGAGATTATAGTGATGTAATGAAAGCTATTGATGAAAAGAAAAAGAGAAAATAAATGTATTTAACGTTACCTCAGGGGCAACAACCTGAATCGGTATGGGATGTCGGAAAATTAGATTGGATGTGGTCATATGATGATCAATTAGATTCTGATATGGTAAAGGCTATTGTGGTCTTATCTGAGGGGACGACTCCAGATATAGCTGATCAGTGGGTAACTTCTCTTACATATAAATGTTATAATTATATAACTGAACCTGAAGATAATTGTATGAAATCGACAGATATGTTTGATGATATGAGTGGAGAAGGTAGTTGGATGTATGGTGGACCATCAATTTCAAGTCTTAAATCTAATACTACTTATTATTGGGGAGTTATGGCTTGGTATCAAGGTGACGAATTATCTGAAGATGGTGCTTGGGAAACTTCTGATGTGGATTTTCCATCTTTTACCTTACCGGAAAAACCAGATGAAGAAACTCCTCCACCCCAATCAGAAGAACAATCTGAAGAGGAAAAAGAGTTACAGACTGATAAGGATACTAAGAATAGAGACTCTAATAAATCTGGAAATTTAGGTGGAACTACCGGAAGTTTAACTGAAGACTTTAAATTAGCTATAACAAGAAATGCAACTGGTGACACGGATATAGATGCATATGCTAAAGAGATGGCTCATTCTGTAGCTAATTTTTTAGTAAGTCAGAAGGCTAGTGTTACTAAATTACAAGTTCCTGTTGGGGTTGATTCTATAAAAACTACTGAGAATTTATCAGTAGATGTGTCTCCGGATACATTGATGGGTCCTTATGCTCCTGTAATAAATGTTTTAAAAAAATTAGCTTCTTTAGTTCCGGGTGGTAGTGGACTTGTTGGGGCCATGGAAGGGTTAGTAAAACAAGCTACTAGACAGGTATCAGAGGGTGGTAGTAGTTTACCGGCTTTAGATATTAGAGAGGGTAAGCAGGGTGGTACTATTGATGTTACGGGTATATGTGAATTAGATACTTTAAGTGAGGGTAGAACAAGTCCAGAGGGATTATCAGCTGAAAGTGAGGTTGTATATTTTTCAGATAAAATAACAAATTTAGATTCGGAGAAATAAATGGCAATTGAAATTGGAAATAATTTAAATAATTTAGAAAAAAAACAAAATAAATTTATTGGTATTAAAATGCCATTTGGTAAATCTGATGGAGCTGAGGGTTATTTTAGTTCTCATACACTAACTTCAGATAGTATAAAAGAAGATTTAATATTATTATTAAATACTAATAGGGGAGAACGGTTAATGCAACCCACCATGGGGATTAACCTAAATGAATTTTTATTTGAGAATATGACAGAGGATTCAATTAATATAATTAAATCAGAATTAATTGATATGTTGGGAATATGGATGCCATTTATAAAAATACATAATTTAGAAATTTTAACTGATGATAGCCTTGATTCAAACAAGTTATTGTTAAATATACAATTTATTATACAATCTAGTCCAGGTAAACTGGAATCTATTCAAATAAATGTACAAGATGGGGGATATTAATGCCAAATGATGACTATAAAGATTATAAGAATATAAATTATTTAAGTAAAGATTTTAATTCTTTAAAACAAGATTTAATAAATTATACAATATCATATTTTCCAGATACCTATAGTGATTTTAATGAAACATCACCCGGTATGATGTTACTTGAAATGTCAGCGTATGTTGGTGATGTTCTTTCATTTTATATAGATCAACAATTTAAAGAAATGTTATTACCAACAGTAGAGGAGAGATCTAATTTAATCAATATAGCTGAATCTCTGGGGTATAAAGTTAAAGCTACCGTACCGGCTATAGTGGAGTTAACATTCAAACAGAATATTGATTATGATGCCGGCGCTGGAGATGAACCTAGAATACCAAATAGTGTTCAACTAATGACTTTTGATAGGGGTTTACAGATAAAATCTAATAAAAATTCAGATGTATCTTTTGAAACTGTAGAAATGATAGATTTTACGGTGACTGGATCTAATGATAATCCACCATATGCAATTTCTGAAGATAATATTGGATTAACTAACGTATTTCAGGTTGAGAGGAAAGTATTAGCTGTGTCTGGAAGAACAAAAGAACAAATTTTTAATGTAAAAAACCCACAAAAATTTTTAAGACTATCATTAAGTGAAACTAATGTTATTAATATAATAGACGTAAAAGATTCTAGTGGTAATACTTGGTATGAAGTTGATTATTTAGCTCAAGATAAACTCATAAAAGAGGAAAGACAAGCAGATCCATATGGTGATACAACATTACCAGTCCATTATGTACTGAAACCATCTGAAGTTGTAGAAAAAAGATTCATTACTAGAGTTAATTCTGATGGGACTACCAGTTTAATTTTTGGAAATGGTGTTTTGAGTAATAAATATTCCACCAATAGATTAAATAGTATATGGACAGATAATCAAGATATAAATGCATTAGTAAACAGTAAATTACCTACTGATATTAGTGCACTATTTACAAGTACCTATAATAATACATTAGGTGAATCGCCCGCCAATACAACTTTAACTATTAAATATAGAATTGGTGGTGGATCTAAATCTAACGTACCTGCTAAAGATTTAAATCAAATTACTAATGCTTCTAATAAATCTATAGGTAATTCTACTAAAATAAATACATTAAGTGTTGAAAATTTACAACCTGCTAGGGGTGGGATGGATAAAGAAACTACAATGGAATTAAAGGAGAAGGTGAAAGGTACGTTTTCATCACAACATAGATGTGTTACTAGATCTGACTATGAATCTAGAATATTAGCGATGCCGCCCAGTTATGGTAATGTGGCTAAAGTTTATGTACAAAGATCTCCATATAATGAAATGACTAGTAGTGTAGATGGTTCAAACTTATTTGAGTGGGCTGACTTAGATAATAATAGTTATTCGGGTGGATCTGGAGATTCTACAGTTTTTGATACACTATTTTCTGGCATAATTAATGGTAGTCCAGGTGATACACCAGCTGTAACCCAGGATCAGATAGATAAATTGACAGAAATAAAATCTTTTATAACTGGACTCGGTGCTACTTCACCTCCTGGTTTTACTACATTTAATAACTTAGATATTTATGTATTATCATATGATGATGGGAGAAATTTAGTAAAAACTACGGATGTTATTAAAAATAATATACAAAATTATTTACATCAATATAAAATCATATCTGATGAAGTTGTTATAAGTGATGGTGTAGTTATTAATTTTGGAATTAAATTTAGAATAGAGGCTAAGCCTGGATTTAATAAATCACAATTAAAATTAGATTGTATGAATAAAATTATAAATTATTTCGAGAATAGTAAAATGAGATTTAATCAAATTATCTATACAACTGATGTTGAAAATATTTTATATAATGAGGTAGACGGTATTAGGTTAATTCATGAATTAATACTAACTCAAGATGGTAATGATTTAAATTTGAATCGTCATTTGTATGCTAGAATAGATGATGGTACTGGAGTTTCTATAGATGGTAGACCGGCTGATGGTGTAAGTGGACCTATTTCTGATACGTATGGGTTTGGTTATATTCAAAGATTTAAACAATTTTATAATAGAGACACTAATGGATTTCAAAATAAAGGGTACGGGGTAGTTTTACCTCCGAGTACCATAGATACGCCTGGAATATTTGAACTTAAGAATCCAAAAGAAAACGTCAGGGGGATTATAATATA